ACTGGCCTGACCCAGCAGCCTTGGTTTGGCGGCCTGATCGACATTCCCATTGAGAAGATCCTGCTATTCCGCCCAAGGGCCTGGAAGAACAACCCCGAGGGCTACTCGATCCTCCGATCGGCCTACCGGCCCTGGTGGTTCACCAAGCGTCTTGAAGAGCAGGAGGCCATTTCTCTTGAGCGGATGAGCGGCACGCCCGAGTACAGGTTGCCGGCCGAGCTTCTCGAGGCCGCGGCCAATGGCGATGCCAATGCCCTGGCTCAGCTCGAGGCGTACAAATCGATCGTCACCGGCATCAAGGTCGACGAGCAGATGGGGCTCATCACCCCGTCAGACACATTCTCGAACACGGACGGCACCAAGTCGAACGTGCCGATGTATGAGTTCAGGTACAACGTTCCCCAGGGGTCCAGGGCTCAGACGAACTTCGACGTCGCTATCCAGCGGTACAAGCTCGACATGATGACTTCGGTCCTGGCCGACTTCCTTCAGCTGGGGCACCAGGCCAGGGGGACCCAGAATTTGGCCGTGACCAAGGTCGATCTGTTCTTCCAGGCGATCGAGGGATGGCTGGAGGCTAACGCTTCGGTCTTGAACAACGATGGGCTCCAGCGCTTGTGGGAGCTGAACGGGTTCGACCCGGATACTATGCCTCATCTAACCCAGGACATGCCGAAGCGCGTCGACCTGGACCAGCTAGGGACCTTCGTTCTTCAGATGGCCCAGGCGGGGGCTAGGATGTTCCCCGACGACGACCTTGAGAATTATCTGCGGGACGTTGCCGACCTGCCCGAACTCTCGGAAGGGGCACTCTCGCAGGTCCAGGGAATTGAAGGGCCGGCTGAGCAGGAAGAACTTCAGAAGCACATTGGCGGCATGCTCGCCAGGCGCTTCATCAACCAGGGCTTCCTTACCATGCCTTCTGGTACTCGGAAAAGCCGCCGTCGGTCTGCCCCTGCTGACGGCGGTGACGAGTTACTGTTAACAGACGATATGCGGGTTTAGGAGCGACTTCATGAAGGAAGCTTATGGCCTCTCGAAGCAACTCGTAGTTGCGACGCCGAACACGGACCATATCAACGACTGTCCGGTCGGTGGTTTCCTGGTCACTGCAACCGTGGCTGGAACGGCACAGTGCGTTCTATCCGGTGGTTCGACTGTTCCTATTGCCTTTCCGGTGGGGACAATGCTTCTCACCGACCTGTGCGTGGTGAACGTCTCCAGTACCACTGGCACCGCGACCTTCTACCAGCTCGCCTAAGCACCGTGCGTCTTCTCAAGGCCTCGGATATTCAATCGAAGGACGACCCGGCCCGTGTGCTCGCGGAGAAGCGGGAGAACGAGGTCAAGAAGGCCCTCCTGGTCCTTCTCGGGGGGCTGATCGCCCTGTTCTCCGGGCCGGCAGTCATCCGGATGATATCCAGGTTCGACGTTCAGGGGCTTATTTCGATCCTGGGAGGTCAGGAAGCCGAAGATCTGATCATCCGGGGTTATCAGCCAATTGCCGACACGTTCTTGGCTGCGGCTAAGCAGACGTCTAACGACAATTTCAGGGGTTTGGTTCCTTACGACCCTCTGGCGGCCGCGATTGCTTTACAGGAGCTCAGGAACGAACTGGCTGGGGTCATAGGATCAGCAGCCCAGCAGAACATCCGCCAGGTTCTTCTGGATGCCCTTCGCCTCGGAGCTGATCCTGCCAGCGTAGCAGCCAGGCTCAGGATGATCATAGGTCTTGACGCCCAGTCAGCCAAGGCGGTACAGAATTACAGGCGCCTTCTTGAGCTTGGTGATCTGACCTCGCTTCGCCGGGCACTTCGAGACGAACGCTTCGATGATCTGGTTCGGGAGGTAGCCAGGGGTCATGGCACTATGACTCCCGAGACTCTCGACAAGATGGTCCAGGCCTACGCCGAGAGGATGCTGGGACACCGGGCTTCCAGGATGGCCGCGACCGAGGCTATGCAGGCCGCGGTCAGCGGAATTAGAGATGCCCATGTTCAGGCAGTCGACTCTGGTCGGTTGTTCAATTACGAGGTCCGGCGTTTCTGGCTCACTGCTCAAGATGAACTTGTCTGTCCCGTGTGCACCAGCATCCCCGTTATGAATGAGGACGGCATCGGGGTTCACGACGATTACAGGTCTATCAATGGCCCCGTTGAGGCTCCGTTGGTTCATCCCTGGTGTCGGTGCTCGGAGAAATACGTGACCAATATGTCAAGGCTGACTCAGCAGCCCTTTGCCCTGGCGGCTTGAGGAGATGAGCATGCGGAGCTTCTCGACCGTCCTGAAGGACATGACCTCTTCGACGGTCCACACCCCGACTGCGATCGGGAATGAAAAGAAGCCCAAGGCGAAACCATTCAAGGCCTTCATAGGCGAGGACAATATCGTCGTCAAGCGGGAACTGAAGCCAAACGGCGATCCCAAGACGTCGAAGACCCCGTTCCTTTATGATGTCAACGCCCTGGGTTCGCTTCGTCCTGATCAGGTGCCACGCTTCTTTGGCGCTCTGACCGACAGCGAAAGCCTCCCGGCACAGGAGGTCAATCTTTCCGATCTTCACGCGATGCAGGATCGTGTCGACCCGGAGAAGGTCAAGGCCATTGCCGAACACGGCACAGGTGGCAAGCTGGCCACAGTGGTGCAGCACAACGGGAAGAAGTACATTGCCGATGGTCATCATCGTCTGACAGCTGACTGGCTCGCCGGCAAAGAGACTGCTCAGGTCCGGTTCAAGGATCTGGAACCTGTCGACCACGCCCTGAAGCGGGCTGAGGTCGACTTCGGCGTCTCCAAGATCCTGAAGGTCGACGAGGGAGAAGGTATCGTCTATGGCTGGGCGATCGTCTCCAAGATCGACGGCAAGCCCTACTACGACCTCAACATCGACCATGACGGCCCCTACGCCGGCGAACGGGTTCCCGAGAACATCCCCGAGGCCACTTTGGCCAAGTGTGGGCTGGACTTCGTCGACAAAGGTGCAGTTGGCAACGAGATGCATGCTGGCCCCGATCGAGGGGACTTTCCTTTTGTCATGCCCATGACCACCGAACTGTTCAAAGGCTTGTTCGGCCTTGACCAGCCTCCCAAGTCCGGTCTCATCGTTGGATACCGGCCCCCGGCTGACGTTCTCCAGAAGTTCAAAGACGGGGAGTACACAGGTTTCAGCATCGAAGGCGGCCGCCTCGAATATATGGAGCATCAAGCATGAACATCAAGCGAATTCTCAGCCGCTTGCGGCTCGACAAGATCGCTGCCGTGGATGTTCCTTGTCAGGAAGGAGCACTTGCGGTTTTTATTAAGCGTGCCGCGGACCTCGAGACGATCCTCAAGGCCAAGTACAATACGGATGATCGCAAGGAGATGGCGTCCAATGGGGAGGCCATGGAAGATGGCAGCTATCCCATCAAGGACAGCGAAGACCTTGAGAACGCCATCCACGCCGTTGGCCGCGGTCGGAACAACAGTCATGCAGCTATCCGCCGGCATATCATGAGCCGAGCGAAGTCCCTGGGTCTCGAGGACAAGATCCCCGACACCTGGAAGGACGGGGCCAAGATGGCCAAGAGCCTTTACGACGCATTCGAGAAATCCGGTGTCCCTCTCGATGCTGCTTGCGATCCCGATGAGAGCGCTCAGGCGTTCGATGAAGTCTTGGGTGAACAGCAGTTGCGTGATACCTTCTGGGACACCTGGTACAAGGGCACTTCAGCCCTGCAAGAGTCTGTGCTGTCCATTCTGAAAGATGACGACGTCGCAGATAAGTCCGTTCAAATTTCTGAAAGCCTGAAACAATTCGCTGACTACGTCGAGACAATCCTGCCCGGCGACGTTGGCAAAGCCCTCGCCACTGAAATTGTGGCGTCCGCCGGTCAGGCCGGCACCCCGCTCAACAAAGGAGATGTTATGAGCGTTGAACTGAAGAAGGCGCTTGGCCTGCCTGAAACGGCCACCGAGGCGGATGTCCTGAAGGCTATTGCCGACAAGGACGCTGCGATCGTAAAAGCAAACGAAGACCTCGAGAAGGCCAAGGCCCCGCCGGCGGATGACGACGACGGTCCTTGCGACGAGGACATGAAGAAGGCGCTTGCTTCTGGCGACGCTTTCCGGACGCCCGAAGGCGTGGTCATCACCAAGAAGGCGGTTGGGGACAGCACGTTCGCAGTCCTTAAGAGCCAGAATGATCGCCTGGTGAAGACCGAGGCTGATCTGGCCAAGGCTCGCGAAGCCGACGAAGAGCGTTCGTTTGCGAAGCGGGCCGAAGATCTGGGCTGTGCTCCGGAGTTCGGTTCGACGCTTCGCAAGGCCTATGCCGGTGACACTTCGGCCCAGGCTGAGCTCGAGAAGCAGATCAAGGGCCTCAACGAGCAGATCGACAAGGGCGCCCTTATCGAGACCTTCGGCAAGAGCGGCGAAGCCGGCACGGCAACGGCCGAATTCACTGCCAAGGTCGAGGAGGTCAAAAAGGCCGATCCGAAGCTTACCGACCCGCAGGCCTATTCCAAGGTCTACACCGATCGGACCAACCGCGATCTTGTGAAGCGGATGAACGACGAACAACGCGCCGCCGCGGCGTAATCCACTCACTCCAGAAAAGGAATAATCCATGTCCACTTTCGGCACGGGCCTGGTCGAGGGCGGCAACCTTGTTGCCAACGCTGACCTTTCGGCCAAGCAGTTCTACGCGGTCAAGCAGACCACGACCGCTCGTAAGGTCGACCTCGCCTCGACGGGCGGCGAAGCCATTACCGGCATTCTCCAGAACACCCCCAAGGCCGGCGAAGCCGTCGAAGTCTGCTATTCGGGCTTCACCAAGGCTTTGGCGGGAACCGGTGGGTTCACTGCTGGTGACGCTCTCCAGACGGAGACGGCCACTGGTAAGCTCATCACCAAGACCTCGACGAACACGATCGTCGCAGTGGCGATTGAAACCTGCGCGGCAGGTGAGATCGGTCTCGTTCGAGTGCTTGCTTCCGCCGGCTAATCGAAACCCTGGGGAGGGGCATGAGCTCCTCCCCTTCATCCCAGTGTGGCTCGTCGTCGACGTGCCTTTTTCATAATAGAAGGAAACTGCAACATGTCTGCAGGTCTTATTCGTAAGGCGCAGCCGACGCTCAGCCAGGTGCACGTCGCTGCTCCCCTCACCAACATCGCCGTCGCCTACATGCAGGACGACGATAATTATATTGCCGACAAGGTCTTTCCGATCGTTCCGGTGGAGTTTCAGTCGAACCTCTACTACAAATGGTCGAAGGATGACTTCTTCCGCGACGAAGCGCAGCAGCGTGCTGACGGCCAAGAGTCGGCCGGCTCGGGCATTGGGCTGACGACCGACAGCTATGCAGCTGCGGTCTGGGCCCTCCACAAAGATATCGGCGACCAGATGCGGCGTAATGCCGATCCGTCGGTCGATATCGAGGTCGCGGTCACTCGTGCCCTGATGCAGAAGCTCCTCATTCGTCGCGATCGTTTGTTCGCTTCGAAGTATCTGGCGACCTCGATCTGGGGCACGGATATTACGGGTGCTGCTGCGCCGTCGGGTGCCCAGGTCTATCAATGGTCCGACGCCGCGAACTCCGATCCGTTCAGCGACGTAGCCGACGGCCAGACCAAGATCCTCCAGAATACGGGTCAGGAGGGCAACGTTCTGGTGCTGGGCTTCCCGGTCTACCAGGCGCTGCGCAAGCATCCGTTGGTCATCGACCGCATCAAGTATACGATGCAGGCCGACGCCCGGGCGATCACCCCTGAGCTCATGGCTGCGGCGTTCGACGTCGATCGGGTCGTGGTTGCCAAGGCGACCTACAACAGCTCAAACGAGGGTGCTTCCTCGGCGAGCTACAGCTTCGCGGTTGGCAAAGTGGCGCTTCTCTGCCACGCTGCTCCGGCGCCAGGTCTCATGGTCCCGTCAGCAGGTTATATCTTCGGATGGGCCGGCCTCGAAGGCAACAACGACCTCGGCATCTCCTCGTGGAGCGAACCGCTTCCGAACCGTGGGCGCCCTGGTTCGACCGTTCGGGTCGAGGCCGAGATGGCTTTCGACATGAAGGTCGTGGGTTCCGACCTCGGCTATTTCTTCACGTCGATCGTCGCGTAACAGATAGAGGGCAGGGTAGGCAGCCAGTACCCTGCCCTCGACTGTCTCGCTCGGTCACAAGGAGTTTTTCAGATGGGCGTTCTTCGTCAACCTCGCACTACGGCAGAACTCAGCGACGCCGGTGGCGCTTATGTCAAGCGGCCGTTCGATCTGGGTGAGCGCAACCTCAAGAATGGCGATAAGCTAACTCACAAAGAGCTAATGGCTATTCCAGAGGCCAACCTCCGGGCTCTGGTCAACACGGGCCTTCTGCAGCTGTTCCCAGCAGCCCCTTCGGACATGTTCATCTCCGAACGGTTCCTCATTCCGACCGGCAACGGAAAGTTTGAGGTGATCGAGGGTCACAAGATCACGAAGAAGCCCGTCACCAAGCAACATGCCCAGAAGCTAATGGCCCAGGGCTAAAGGAGCTGATCATGGCAGGTATTCTCTCCCGTGTTCTCGGGGCCATTTCGGTCGCGAGTCTTTCTGTCGGGAAATTCATCAACACAGGGGTCGTCTTTGTCCCCGGTAGTTCAGCAACCGGACTTACGGCTCACGCCGGCGGCGGGCAGGCTTCAGCGCTTCTGCTTGCAGCCCAGTTCAATCGGATCGACACGGTAGCTACGGCTGCTGACTCGGTCAAACTTCCTGTCCCGCTTTACATTGGGCAGGAGATTGAAGTCATGAACAATGCAGCGAGCAACTCGATGCAGGTTTTTGGCTCGGGCACGGACACGATCAACGGCGTTGCTACGGGTACGGGCGTTGCTCAGGCCGCCGGCAAGTTCGCCATGTATAAGGCAACGTCGATCGGCACCGCCGCATCCTGGATGCGGTTGCTCGGCGCGTAAGGAGGTCTCATGGCCTGGACCTACGATCTTTCACAGTTGGCGACGTCCAAGCTGTACCAGGTGCGTTACCTGGTCGGCGATACGCTATCGTCTGATCAGCAGGTTCAGGATGAGGAGATCAATTTCGCGATCACCCAGCGGCCGTCGGTCTATGGTGCCGCGGCAATTGTGTGTAGGTCCTTGGCTTCGAGGTTGAGCCGCCAGGCTGACGTTGTCGACAAGGACCTACGAACAACTCTTTCTCAACGGGCCAAGGCCTACTCGGCCAGGGCCGCCGAATATGACATCACCGCAAAGATCAGAGGTGGTGGCATTCCCTATGCTGGCGGTCTCTCGATCGCTGACAAGATCCAGAACGAGCAGGACCTCGATCGAGTTCAACCTCAATTTGGCATTGGCATGGAAGACAACTACCTGCCAGTGGCTCCTGTCGGAAATGAAGGCACTCCAATGCCCTCTACCGAAGAAGATAGCGAATGATCGACGTCAAACTGGTAGGGCTGACGCAGCTTCAGGCTAACATGCGGAAGATGCCGACTGTCCTTCAGGATCGGCTTCGCATCTTCATGGCCAGGTTCTCCCTTACGGTCCGGGATCGGGTCAGGGCGAACATCCTGGAGCGGTTCAAGGTTGTTACCGGACTCTTCCCCGAAGCGGTCCAGGTCGAACAGATCGAAACGCCGGGGTCAATCACTGGTCGCATCTTCATCGACACGCTTCCCTGGGCAGCGATCCAGGAGCGGGGAGGCAAGACCTCTCCTCACGTTATCGAACCAGCCACTGCCAACGTCCTGGCATTCCTCACTCCAGCCAAACTGGGTTTCTCCGGAGGCCCCGCGTCTAACGCCTTAGTGCTGGCTAAACGGGTGAACCACCCCGGATCGGATATTCCGGAACGATCATATGCGAGGCTGGCCCTGGTCCAGATGAGGGCACCATTTGAAGGAGGCATCAGGCAAGTGGTTGATGCAAGTCTCAACGAGAGCTTCGCGGTAGCGGCCGAATGACTGTTGCTCGTGAAACTGTCTATGGGGCTTTGTTCACCCTGGTTGCTGCCCTGCGTGCCCCGGGTGCTGTGAACGGCTCCCCCGATGGGGAACCTTCTAACGGGGTTACGGCTCAACCCGGTACTCCAACGTCTCAGAAGCCTTTCAAGCTGGTTAGCCGCGAGGTGATCGAGGTCCAACGAGTTCCTCCAGGGCTTCAGCCGGTGTTGTTCCTGGACGACGCGATGGAGGACTACGTCTTTGATGGCCGTGGCCTTCTTCATAACCGGTGGACCATCTATTTCCACGTCGGTTGCACAACCATCAAGGGAACAGCCGCCTCGACTGTCCTTAATCCTCTCCTCGACCTGCTTCAACAGACGCTGGCCCCCGGAGATGGGAACTACCTCGGGCTTGGCGACGTAATTGCGGAAGCTCAGTTTACGGGTTTGTCAATTAAGAACCTAGGCAACAACTTCTCCGATCCCAATATTCGGCAGGCCGTGGCCTACGTTCCGTTTCAGATTATCTTCCCTCCTCAATAAGGAGCAACCTTATGCCTCCGATCGAAGAACTTCTGGCTGAAGTGGATAAGTGGTTTGCTGAAGAGGTTCAGCGAGCCCCTCTCAGCTACCACACCGAGTGTTACAATCAGTCTCATGCCGCATGGCAGAGCCTCCGGAACCGCTTGACTATTCTGGTGACCGGAGAACCAATTCAGCCTCCCGCCTCCGAGGGCGGAGAGGACGAAGCGGGCGTCGAAGGACCCGAGACCGCCGAGCAGGCCGAGAAAGCCCCCGGCGAAGCCGACACGTCCACAGGAGCCAAGAGTTCCAAGTCACCCAAAGCCTAAGGGCTTTCCTTTCCCTCCAATAGGAGTATACCCAGATGGGCAGCAGCGTCACTGGCAAGAAGATCTTCAGCCCCGGCCGTTTCTTCGGCATCAACAACGTCTCCAACCCTACTCCTGCCCGGGCCTACGTGCCGCAGGACATGAGCATCGACTTCAAGCAGACCACCAAGGAACTCTTCGGCGAGAAGAAGTTCTCGGTGGCTGTCGCCGCCGGCGAAATGTCGATCACCGGCAAAGTCACGATGGGTGCTCAGAACGCCCGTATTCTTGCTGACCTTCTTTTCAACGTCAGCGGTGTTTCCGGGACCATTGCCCAAGTCGACAAGGAAGCTGCGACGATCCCCTCTACCCCGTTTCAGATCACGGTTGCCAATGGTGCGACCTGGACAACGGATCTTGGGGTGATGCTCGCTTCTGACGGTACCGTGTTCATTCGTGTAGCTTCGGCGCCGGCTACGGGCCAGTATTCGGTTGCCGCCGGCGGCGTGTATACTTTTGCCGCGGCTGATACCGGCAAGGCCATGGTGATCAGCTATCTCTACACGATCGCGTCATCGGGTGAGAAGCTCACCCTGTCAAACCAGCTCCAGGGACCAACCGGCAGCTTCACGGGTGTCATGGTCTTCCCCTATGGCTCCGATCAGGACGTTCTCACGCTCAACAACTGCATTCCGCAGGATCATGGGCTCGCGACGAAGCTCAGCGACTTCGGCAAGCCGACGTTGGGCTTCATGGCTTCAACGGACAGTGCCGACGTCCTCGGCACCTACGCCTTCTCCCAGGCGGCCTAATTAGGGAGTGAACGAAAGGGTCTACAATGAAGAGTGCAGCTGAGCGTCTCGGCGAAGATCGCCGCCTGATATTCGAGAATGTCGCAAATGGCGTTCCGATCCAGCAGGTGATGAGTGTATTTCGGCGCTCTGAAAAAGAAGTCATGGACGAGGTTCGTTTCGTCGGTAAAAAGCTTTGTGAGTATCGCTTCCGCCGGCATCAACCTCCGCTCAGCTGCACCACCCTTAACGAGATCTTCACCAATCGCGCTGCGCTTCTCGACACGCTGCGGCGCCTCGGCGACGTCTATCTTAGCACGTCCCTCCTCATTCCTAAAATCCATGTTGGATCGTTGGACGACAATCACGTGGTCCAAGAAGCTGAGCACAGGACTGGAATGAGGATGTTGCGCGATGGCAGATAATACGAAAACCATTATTCTTGCGGGGTCTCCGATCGAGGTTCCGTTTCTTCCAATCCGACTGAACAAGATCGCATACCCGCTTTGCAGGAAGCTCCACAACCTGGGCTTCATGGAGCGAGTCATCACTGGTAAGGGCCAGCTCGACTGTTCGCCTGAGGAGATGGAAGACTTAATCGAGCTTGCCTACGTGGCAGCTGTCGCAGCGAACCCCCGTATCACTCGCGACGAGTTCGATAACTGGCCCGTCACCCCTCCAGAACTAGTTGACTGCTGGTTTCTCCTTCGCTACCAGACCGGTGGCTGGATTGCTCCTGAGCCCTCCGCTGAGGGTGAAGACGAGATTGTCCAGGAGAACGACGAATTGGGGGAAGCTCCGGAAATGGAGAAGCCCCCAACATAGACTTCGACCGCATCCTTGCCCGACTAGTTCGCTATTTCGGGCAGACACCTGATTACTGGCTCGATAACTGCACCTTTCCCGACTGGATCAATATCTGGAACCGGGAACTGATTGAGCAGCCGCCTCCAGAGGCCTTCCTCTCCGACTACTTCGAGTATGAAGCTCCTAACGGGGCCGAAGCTGAAGAGGTAGAAGCTGCAGGTGGCCTTCCTGAATATGAGGAGTAGTCCATGGGAGTAGCCGACGGCAACGTCGAAATCAGGGTAACTGGTTCGGTCGATCCGTCGGTTGCGGCCTCTGCGAATGCAGCAGCTTCCTCTTTCACGGGACTGACTTCCTCCCAGCAGAGCCTGGCCAAGGCAGTTATAGCGGGAGAGGTTTCTCTTGACGCCTTGGCCAAGACCCTGGGGAAAGGTGCCGAGGCCCAGAAGACCATGGCTGCTGTTACGGCAGCCGTTACTGCAGCTAAGACAGCCGAGGCAGCTGCTACCGGGGTAGAGACAGCTGCAACGGTTGCCAATACCGGCGCCACCCTCAATAGCCGGGCTGCCTACGAGTCTCTGGTCCTGGTCCATGAGGCCCTTCAGGGTCGCTTTACCAGGATGGCCGGCTCGTCCATGATCCTTGGTCAGGCCCTTGCGGGGCAGGCGGCTACCACTCGCTTGGTCACAGCCGCTCTAAGTCCTATGGGTCTGGCTATCATAGCTGCTACGGCAACTATTGGTCTGTTTGTTGCCGCCACTATTTCAGCGGAGAACGAAGAAAAGAAGCTTATCGCTACTTCGGTAGGTTTGGGTGCCCAGTCAGCTTTGACTGCGGAACAGCTGAAAGAGGTCGGGAAATCTGCCAGCTCCGCTAGTCAGTCAGTCCACGAGACAACCAAGGCCGCCGAAGAGTTTGCAGCAGCTGGTCTTCGCGATGAGGCCACGGTCAAGACTCTCTCAACCAGCATTGAAACCTACTCTCAGCTGGTAGGAGTCAAGTTTGCACAAGCCGAGAAGAACTTAGCTGAGGCTATGCGTGATCCGGTCAAGGGAGCCAAGGAGCTGCATGAGCAGCTTGGCATCCTCGACGGAGACCAGATCCAGCAAATTCAAACCCTTACTGCTCTGGGTCAGAAGGACCAGGCGGTTGCGATTATTACTCAAGCTCTCAAAGAGCGTATCGACGAAGCTCACCAGGCGGGGGTCGGTCTAGACGGTTCGTTTGGAAGGCTTGCCAACACAATCAGCAACCTCTACTACAAGGTTGGGGAGCTCACCGAGGGTTTCGGCCGAGAGGCTGAGACGCTTCTTGAGAAGCTTATTCCTGCGTTGCACGAAGCCGGTCAAGCCCACAGGGATGCAGCCGCGGCCGCCGTTCAGCAGGCCCAGAACGAAGCCGAGTTGAACAAGATCTCGGCCAAGGGACAGGAAGCG